AGATGAATATAAAAAAACATTAAATTTATCATTGACATCTTTTACCATTTTACTTAATTTTGTTTGTTTCCATTTTTCGGTTATATTATGTGTTGTCCATCTTTCATCAATTTCAATATTTTTTAAAAATTCACTTTCTAAACCTAGTATAGATATTTCATCATTAAATAACTCATTAATATATTTTTTAAATGGATGTTCTTTAATATTTATATTAGAAACAATTTCTTGTGGTATATCAATATTTATTCCATCAATAGTAACTTTGACTGGCTTATATTGATTAATATTATGAATACTTAATATTTGAATAGTATCATAATAATTATCCATTTTACGATCTATACCATTATCATAATGAAATGCTTTTCCTTCATTAGTTGTATCTGACCACTGAAAACCTCTGCGTTTCCAAAATTCACGTGTATGAAACAATGTAGATTCATATATTTTAAACGGTGAAAGTGTTTTATATAATTCTTTTCCATAAATATCATAAGCTAAAGTAGTATCACAATATATACATTCAGCACCTACTCGTTTCATAAAATTTATTTTTCTTTCAATACTTTTAGGATTATAAATACAATCCATATTCATATGAAAAATATTATCATGACTACTCATTCCACAACCATAATCTCTTAAAAATCCATCTGGTAGTCTATTTCTCTTTTTTTCATAATATAATAAACTTTTATTGGGCTGATTATAATTTTCTATAATTTGATTATTAAATTTATTTATCTTTTCACTATCTAAATGTAAATATAATATATTTTCTAAATCACAAAATTCGCTTATTAAATTTTCTTTTCCATCGTCTACAATGACTAATTCTAAACCTTGTAAGTAGTTACTATGATTTTCTTTATCTAAAAAAGATTTATAATTATGTTTAATTAAAGGAATAAATTCTTTATCACCATGAAAAATTGTAATTATTGATACTTTTTCTGTCATTATATTATTAAAAGAATAATAATCTTTTTAAATAAACTTAATCTAATTCTAAATTATTTAATTCATTTAATCTTTTTTCTAATAGCTTACCTATTTCTAAAAGTGTTTTTTTATCTTTTATATTCATTACAATTTTTTTAAATTTTTCATTAACGGTTAAATCATTTATTTTATCAAAAGGATTTAAATTATCTAAAGGATTTATTTTATCAAAAGGATTTAAATTATCAAAAGGATTTAAAATTTGTTTCATATATATCTTTATTAAAATAAAATATGAAGAAATTTATAAATATTATTAAAGTTGGTAATTCGTATACAAAATATAGTTTTAAAAGATCAAATTTTTATTTAATTAAATGGGAACCTAAAAGTAGTAGTGGTATTCATGATCATAAAGGTAAAAAATGTGATTTTATATCATTAAATGGTACATTACAAGAAGTTAGATATGATAAACCCCATATGGGTGGGATATATAATGTAAATAATATTTATCCATTCATTAAAAATACTATGCATCCTGAAGATGGTTATCATGAAATGTTTAATTATGATAATAAAATTAAATATAGTATTCACAGATATTATGATTAAACAATAATTTTACTATGATTAAAATTATTAAACAATAATTTTACTATGTCCCGATTTTGTTAAAAATCTTGGATCTATTTTATCAGGACAATTTAATATTTTTTCTCTTAAATAGCAGACAAAAGATATTCTAGTATATTTTTCATAAATACCAACTGTTCCTACTTCAGGATTATCTTTAAAGGCGTGTTCTAATGTTTCATTATAAATTTTATCTTCATTTGTTTCATAGATAGGTGTATTACAATGCCATTGGTGAACATCCATAGCTACAAAATCATTATTTCTTAAATCGATTGCTACACCATATTGAGGAAATATTGTATAACCTCCGTGATATTTACCTCTTTCTATAACTGTGAGATTACCAAAACCATCTCTATAATCACCAGCATCTCTATGCATTGCTGTTCTAAAATTTCTATTAATAGTTACAGTACTAAAAGCAGTATTTGGTATTTTTAAATGAGGTTTTTCATCTGATCTCATTAACTGTTTATTATGTGCTTCAGGTATTAATTTACAGAATAATTTATCAATATGTTGAATAAAAGGTAATCCTTCATTATATTTTTCATAATTAGTTCTTGTAAAATGAGTTAATCTACAAGGTAAATCGGCAAAATTTTTACCACTTTCATAAAAACCGATTGGATTACTAGCTACTTGATTATTTACTTTCATCTTTGATACACCACCCATTTTTTTAATGATTTGTTTTATTAAATCTTCTTTATTTAACTTTTCTTTCGTTTTAATAGATAATTCATTACATTTTAATAATAATTCATTTTCATCTAAAGGTGATAATGATTCATACATTTCTAATCCTTTAGGATTTAAATAACCTGTTGACCATTTTTTAGTATCAACTAATTTTCTTTTTCCCCAATATTGACTATTTGTATCAATTAAACCAGCCGAAGCTCCTCTTCCTCTACTAGCTTTAGCTAAATCTTTATATGAATTCCAACCTAATTCTATATATTTATCAGGAATAACATTTTTTCTAAATTTTAATAATAAATGTTTATTACCTTCATCATCTAATCGATAAACATCTGTGTTTGAATTCACAATAGGATATTTAATATCATTTTCATCAAACCAATGACCTTCTTTCCCCTTGATTTCATCGTCAGAATATAATTTTTTAACGATTAATACTTTTGGTCTTGGCATATATTTATAATCCTATGAAAGAAAAAAATTTAAATGAAATTATAAACGTGTCCATATTTCTTAAATGTTCATAAATTTGATTTATCTTTATGACTTAAAGAAGTAAGAAACATACGGAAAAATGAATATTAATATTCAGAGAATCCGCACCGATACTGATATTCTATGCGACGCCCCTATTCTCATATCCAAACCGAGAGATGAATATCTCTTTACAGTAGAAGGGTGTGCCCCAATAAAGCGTGATTGCTGGTTCTGGTGGAGAGGTATAGACGGAATTGTTCGCATTTTGGGTGGTGGGGGTGCTATAGCAGGGATTAGACATCACACCGATATACCCACCATCTACTATCTTAAGATAAAGGGCGATAGATTAAGTAGTTGCTATGATAAAGATCAATCTGGAGCTTGGGACCTCTACAATCAATACGGTCGTAAATAAAATTCTACTCTATTATATATATGCCTAAAAAGAGAAAAAAAACAATAAAAAAAGGTAAAAAAACAAAAAAATTAGTTCATCAGATTTATGGTATTTTTGATGATGGTATCCCATTAAAAGATATTCCAGTTTTTTATGAAAATGTTAAAAAGACAAAAGAATTCTGTAAAGAAATGGGATATCAATATAAAATGTGGAATTTAAAACAATGTGTAGATTTAGTGAAGAAATATTATCCTCATTATTTAACCTTATGGAATGATTTTACTTTACCGATACAGAGAGCAGATTTTATAAGATATTGTATATTACATAAATATGGTGGTATTTATATAGATTGTGATATTCATCCTTTAAAATCATTAGATGATTTATTTAAAAAAGATATATTTTTTGTATATTGGCATGATGATAAAAATAAATTACCTTATAATGCTGTAATGGGTTCTAAACCAAAACAAAAGATATTTTTAGAAATATGTGAAGAAACTAAGAGCAGTTTTTATGAGAAACGTAAACAAAAGATATATCACTCTTGGAAAGGGAGATTTGTCTTTCAAACAACAGGTCATAGAATGTTAGAAAGAGTCTTACAGAAACATAATATGAAAGATAAAGTATTGGATATTTTAAGAGTAAAAACTAAAAGTGGTAAAATAGTAAGTGGGAAAAATCCTTATTTTGAAGATGATAATGCTTCAGTGTGGTATTATAAATAAACTAAACTAAATTCTTAGCAGGAGGAGCGGATTCCCAAGTTAATTCTTTCGGAGATTTTCCTGTACTCATGCAATGTTCAGTGTAGCCCTCGCGACAAGCTTGGCAAGTTCCACATGCTCCACCGCTATCAAAACCACTGTGAGAATACCTTCCATCTATCGGGTAGTGTCTAAAGCAAAGATTTTGATTTAGTATAGGTTCATAACGCATACGTTTATCTTCTATCCAGAGACCACACTGTTGGCAATAGTAGCTAGTTACTTTTCCAGATTTATGATCAAATGTTCTATAAAATATTTTAGCTTCACTTCCAGTTTCACCGGGAGTAGCAGTAATCTTATCAATTTGAAATTCTGGATTTACCTTAGCTAAATAATCTGTGTCATTTTTATCTGGTTCATATCTACCACAATCATTATTATAAAACAAAGCTTTTCCATCATGTCGCCAAGTGATAGATCCAGCATATAGAATCTTATCTTCACTCCTTGTTGTATCTGTTTCTTTTCCTCTTAGTAAAGGATCCCCATTAGCATCAGTAGTTATATAATCTTCTGGTGTTTTTAATAATGAAAAATGACCAAGCTTTAATCTACCTGGGTACTGTGTTAAATAATCTATTTTCACTTGATCATCAAGATATCTTATAGTTGTTGGATCATTTGTATATATAATAAAATCACCATGTCTATTACGAGAAATAGTTACTATTTTTCCAGTCAATTCTTCATCCATTATATCTTCAAAAAAAGTTATAATATTTTCTCCATTATCAATTTCTTTAACAAAATAAGTTTGACCTTCTATTGTAGCTTGAATTCTCTTAGGGTGAAATGGATGATTTCTGTGTGGTTTACCATCTTCTATGGCCCAAGTCTCACTCGCAGATATATTATTAATACCTCTATTAGATGTTTCTATTTTTATCTGTTTATTATTTAATTTCTCGGTAATTTTATAAGGTATAATATAACGCTTAAAATCAATGTTTCCTCCTTCTGAATGTAATAATTCAGATTGGAATTCCATTGGAGGATATATAAACATATTCTCCCCACTTTCATCTATAATTTCTTCTTGATTTGCTTCATAAAATTCTAAAAGTGCACCATTATCAACCTGTGGGTCATCGATGTTTAATTTAAAACTTCCGGGGGTAGGTTTTAATCCACCCTTCATATTTTTTTTATTAATTTTTCTATTTTTTATAGATTTCTTTTTTTTAATTTTC